CCCCTATCACGGTTGGAGCCACCATTTTCACATTTGTATCAGTGAAATAGGTGGCCCAAACTGGCACAGCCTACCCGAATAGGCAGACTGCCCCGACTTCTTAATTAATAAGGAGTCAACCACTTGAGTTTTATGTCGGCGCTCTTCGATCGCCCCTGGCGTTCAAGATGTCTTTTGTCGGCATAAGGCTCTTCGCCCTGCTTCAAAAAGAATTTCATGAGGGCACCATACCCACTCACACTACTGCGAGGAGTACGATAACGAGCAACATAACCCTTAACCAAAGGGCGATGTAGTCGAGGACATTCGCGTTCGGCTTGGTAACCAAAAGCGAAGGATGTCCTTCCCAAGATTGTGGACGTTGACTCAACTACAGGAAAGTAGGGAAGAACTTTTCCTATAATCTTGTCAAGGTGCTTGGCAGTTTGCCACATCCCATTTGAGTAGAATAGGTTGCGGAGAGCCACCAAGCTTTCCACTTCTTCAACGTCAGTCCGTGATGAAGGAAACGTACGACGAACCCTGACAGGTGTTACGTCAGAACCGTCATAGTAGTCTCCTCCACAAGATTCTCGGAATTTGCCATTCCAGAAACTCTTGTTGACATTTACCTTAAAGCCAAAAAGGCGTAGGGCGTCATTCACGGAACGTACATAGTCTACGGGAATGATTATATCATCCCCATAAACGCGCACCTTTCCTTTAAAGGACATAATGTCCTTCAAAGTTAACCGGCGCTTGAGCTCCTGCTCGATTCCGTAGTAAACGACGGTCAGAAAGACCATCGCCTCTATCGGAAAACACAGGGCTGAACCCATTGATGCATATTTGAATATGGACATAGTTCCATATCCATCTATAGAGGCCTTCGAAGACCTCGTAACCATCAAGACTTCCTTCAGGATGTCCCAATTAGCAACGAGGTGTTCTACATGTCTCTTCGAAACACGATCGGAGGCTTCACTCAAATCGAGCGTTGCCAGGCTCCCTTCGCGGGAGCCCTTTTGGGCCAGGAGCCGATTTGGCACCTGATCCTTAAAACCGATCTGACCCAAGCAAGCATTAGGTCGGTCATTTCGACCGATCCATTTGCTTTCGAGGAGTTCAACGAGTTTACGCGAAACGGCTTGCTGCGTGTATTGCATGCAGGTGGGCTCGATCGCGATGATTCTCGGTGTTTTGAGCGTCTTAGGAACCGTTATGACCTTTACAGGTCTCTCGGCTCCGGGTTCAAGGAAATTAACCTTCTCAATCAAGTCGGTGTAAAACCGCCAAGATGGCAACGCGTACTCCCCATAGGGGAATACGTATTCCAAACGAGAAGGCCATTCGAACTGGTCGAACTTCGCGTTGCCGCGGAGTCCGTCCGAGGTCGCTCCAGGCCCGTGCCGAGGCACGAGTTTGCCTTCATTGAATTCATTTTCAAATTCAGTGAAGACATCTCTGAAGAGGAGAGCTGAAATCCTAGAAAACGCAGAAAATGCGGCTTCAGGGATTAACTCATCAGCTTCTCTAATTTCCTTTTCACACTTCACATACCCATCTAGGGCGCCTTTCACCCTCGCATCGCTGCAAGGGATAAGGATCTTGCCGAACATCAGTGTTAACTGACGTATCGCCAAGATGCAATCCGTAGATGGTTCTGGAAGCAAGCGACCAGCAGTGTCAAACACTTGACTCAGGAAACCTCCCAAGAACTTTGGAAGGGGCCCTTGACCTTTCTCGAAACCGAGAAAAGCGTCATTGGAGTTGACCCATCCTTCATCGAGACTTCTTTCGAAGTCTTTACCGAAGTTTGGGAGAGTGATTGTCAGAAATGACAATCCCTCATGTTCGACACGACTCTCGAGCTTTTTGTAGTCGAGAGTGGCACTTGTACGACATACGACAGCCAATTCATCGGCTGCCACCTGCCAGAGAGTTTTTAGGCTTTTCATCCATCCACCTAGAAAATAGGAGGTATGAGATCCAAAGCTGTTACCCTCCTGCTATATACCCTGAATATCATCTCCAAGAACTTCGAAGATGACATCAGTGGCAGCAGACGTCAGTTCACCACTCAGCAGAGCTGAGATAAGTGATCTGGCGCAACACCTAACGCCAAGAAGAGAGCTGAGTATCTCGCATAGCAATGCGTGATAGGGAATCGCTTCCCCGCCCTCATGATCCGTAGAACTACGGTCCATAAGAGCAACTCAGTTCTCACCACCCAGAAGCTGGGTGGCCCTAGCGCCCGACGAGGCAGTCAGATACGCGGTAAGCGCATCAACGATCTGCTTCTGTTCCGCGACGGTATAACCCGTCTTCGGAGTGTCAACCACAAGATAAACACTCATAGAATACTGAGTGTTCACGCCCGACAGAAAAACATCGGACGCGATCTTCTTGTGGTCGAGTCGGAGCTGACGCCGAGTCCTCGTACCATACTGGTGCGAAACGGACAGAGCGACAGTGGTATCGTCCTTTTGGAACGATCCAGTGTTGACTCCCGACGAAACTCGCGGGAGAGAGTTTGCGACCGCGTTAATGGTCACAGACTGAGGGTCGGCAAAAGCCACAGCAGTTCTCCTTTAGGGGATGCCCGGTTAAAGACATCATGTTTTGAAAATCCAGGGTTCTTTACCCTGAACCGGCAATCATCTGCGCTACGTGGCCGAAAGGCCTAAAGCAGCACAAATGGCGAGTTGTCTAGTCGAAAGACTAGACCACGTGGCACCAAAACCATACGGTGACTGCGTAGGCACGCGTTTGCAACGTTTGATCTGTTGCTTGCGTGTCGCCCCAACGGAATAACTAATACCCTGAAAGGTAATAGTATTTCCGCCAGAGGCCTGGATATCGATGTTTTCTTGATCCATCGCATATCCGTACTGCAGCACTAAGCCGTCGACGCCCATATTGGACACATTGGTCATTAGATCACCAGTGTTGGCGAACCAATCGGCGGCCCAAGTCCACGGGTTTAGATTCCATACAGTGTCAGGCGTGAGCCTGACACCAAGAATCTTACTGGCTTGGCTTTGCCAGTACTGCATCTTATCGCTAAAACCAACTGGTTCAGGGATAGCGTATTTAAACGCGCCCGAAAACCAGGTTTCATTGGTTTTATAAGATACAGAAGATCCCGTGAGAAACCCATGAGGGAAGGCTGAAGGAAGCGGGTTAAAATTCCCGCGATATTCCTTACTGTCTTCAATCTTGGGGAAGTGATAGCCTTTTCGGGTTTTGAACCCACTGCCTTTACGGTAGTTGGTCCAAATCTCGTGAGAGTCATTTACGGCCGTTGCTAGTGACCGTAGATCGGAAACCAAAGGCTTCCAAGCGAACTCTATATTAAGGTATTCAGATCCCGCTTCACGCGCGATCTGAGCACGCTTCTTTAAGAGTCCAGACCCGATAATGCTCGGTAATCCCTCTCTCGCCTCTCCAATTGCTTGGGGAATAGAGAACGAAGGGTTATTGGGAGAACAGCGTGAAACAGCTGTAGTCCCTTTAGCCCTAAGTGCCGCATCAGTAAGTTGCACCGAAGGTGTAAACTCACTGAATGTGGTTACAGGATTACCCAGTCCAACTTGACCCACCCAGAGGGGTGTGTTAAGTGGAGCGCCCAAATGCTGAGTGACGATTTTACTCATCAACCAGGCACCTCCGCTGTCACGTTCCGTGTCTAACGGAAAATGATTGGAGGTGACTTGGGTGCCAGAACCTGGATTATAATTCCAGGTTCCACTGGTCCAGGAACCGCCCACGAAGCTGCGCCGTTGGTATGGAAATACCACCAGCTCAGAACTCCATGACTCGATTACCATTGGATTATCACTTTCTTGGTTAGGTGAATTCGTATGTTAAAAGTGCCGGGGGCCCCTAGGGGC